TTTAAATAATTATGATTAACTTTATTTGAAATTAAATCAAATCAAATGGAGGAAATACACAATTATATTACACCACAGGAGTGTCAAGAACTTATTAAAATGATTGACGCAAATCATTCACGCTCATCAGTAGTAGTCGGTGGTACTGACAGAACAGATGTTACTAATCATAGAACATCAAGCACGTCTAATTTAGACATGAATACTCCTATAATGTCTAAAATAAAAAAACAAATATCTGAAACATTGGGATTGGAACTTGTTAAAGGAGAAGCACTTCAAGGACAACTATACGAACCTGGTCAATACTTTAAACCACATAATGATTTTTTTAGTGGACCAGCCTATGATATGCACTGTAAGGCATCTGGCAATAGAACACATACTTTAATGATATATCTTAATGAAGATTATAAAGGGGGTGGTACATATTTTCCAACACTACAAAAAACAATAAAACCCGAAACAGGCAAAGCTTTGTGGTGGCATAATTTAAAAGACGGAAAAGTTCAAGAACAATATTTACATGAAGGTGTAACGGTAGATGAGGGTAAAAAATATGTTGTTACTTCTTGGTGGAGAGAAAAAAGTTGGGATGGAGCTGGAGATGAAAAAATGTATTACGATTCTAAAAAAGAAAATACAGTACAAAAAATAGAGGATAGTTCAATTGTAGAAGGTATGCAAAATAAATCTTATATAGTTAAAGCATCCGAGACTGAAAACTTAAAAAAAATAGTAGAAAAAAAAGAATTTACTAACGTAGATAATTTTCCTCGATTTACAGAAAACGGTTTTACTTTAATTAAGTGTCCTGAAGAAACCTGGAATTTAATTAATGAATCATACGAGTTACTTAAAGATAAAAAAGAAACAGAAGATTTTGATGGAAAAAAAGAATTTATAGTTGGTGGTAATTCTGAAATAATGTCATTTGACCATTTGCCAACTGTAAAAACTTTAATACATCAACAGTTATTAAAGTGTCATGAAGACTGGATAAAAGAATCTTTAACACCATCTTTTATTTATGGTATAAGGTCATACACTAAAGGCGCTACACTGACTCCACATGTTGATAGAATAGCAACACATCATGTGTCTTCGATAGTTATAGTAGATAAAAATTTAAAATGTGGTTGTCAAAATAAAAAATATTCTGACGACTGGCCTCTTGATATACAAGGACACGATGGAGAATGGTATAAAGTGTATGCGCAGCCAGGCGATATGATATTGTATGAATCAGCTGTGTGTGAGCATGGTAGAAAAGAAGTGTTGGGTGGAGAGTTTTTTAGAAATTTTTATGTTCATTATAAATTAAAAGACTGGGTATATAAGCCATGAGCAAATCAATAATAAATGATTATACAGTTGTTACATGTGTAACCGGAAATTTTAATAAAGTACATAAAACAAATATTAAAAATGCTATAGTATACACTACATTAAGAGATGTTGAGTTTACTGAGCATGCTACACAAAACGGATGGCAGGTTCGCATTTTACCATTTACACACTCATACGATTTAAGAGAAGGCACAAGACAATCGAAGTATGTTAAATTTTTAAAGTATCATATTCCTGAAACAAAGTATGTAATTTATATAGACCATAAATATAAAATACAAGACATTCATGCAATAAAATTAATAGAATTAATTGGAAACAATCCTTTTTTATCTTTTATAAATACTTCAAGTATATATCATGAATTTTTTAAATCTTTAAGTTTTCCTAGATATAAAAATGATATAGATGAAATGATAAAAACAATTACAGAAAATGAAAATAAAGGTTATGATGATTTAAAATTATTTTATGGAGGCATGATGGTTTACAACACAGCTCATCAAAGATTTAAAATTATAAAACAAAAAATGGAAGAGTATACTGAAAAATACTATCATGTTCAAGACCAGTTATTGTTTCCTATAGCGATAAAAGATGAAACAAAGGTTTTAATTCATAATACTATTGATTTAAAACACGAGCATATTCAAGAACCTATACCTAATAAAACATATTAATTAATGATAAGATATATACCTATCGCTATAGTAAGTGAACAATATAAATGGATGGCTAATTTCTGGGCTTATTGTCAAAAAAAAGCATACGGACAAAATGCTATACACAATAGTTTAGTAGCTATTGTCAATCAAAACACATATAATAGTAATGTATATAATTCAGTCGATTGGGAGTTATTTGGATTGCCTTATTACATGAGTCCACCAATTTGGAATTACGTTAATAGTAAAAATGATTTATGTATAGTTATTAATGTCGTTTCTGCTTTGAAACCTTTACTTAAAAATTTTGATGACAATGATACGTTAGTTTTATGTGATATGGATATGGTTTTATTAAAGCCTTATAATGGTGTTTTACCTGACAATAACACTGTTGTTTGTTATGATGGTTACGAAGATTGGCACATGCTTATAGCTAATACAGAAAAACAAAACTATAATAAAATAGCACCGTATTTAAAACATCAAGAACAGGGGTATATGAATGGTGGCTTTGTTCCTATTTTTATAAAAGCAAACCTTTTGAAAAAAATTATAGATGAGTTAATAGCAACTGCTGAAGAAATTGTGGAATCTAATGAAGAGTCAACATGGAAATGGTGGAGTTGTATGACTGCCTTATCAATAGTTTGTCATAATAATAAAATTAAAATGGTTGGTCAAAACAATACTTATATACCTAATTTTAATGACTTTAACCAAGACGAACATTACTTCGCACATTATAGCGTAGACCCTATATTTAATAAAAGAACTTTTCCTAATCACGATATAACTAAATACCCCGATAATGGTTTTTACAATCTTGTTAAGGAGTGGATAGTAAATTAAATAGGTAATTATTAATTTCGTAAATTTGTAATCAAATAATACCTATATGGCTTGTAAGTCAGTACGTTTTTCGTGTCCTATTGATACAGTGGGGAGCAATACCGCAGTTTGTTCATGGATAGTTTTCTGTTGTGATGGTAAAGAAATACAAATTGACGTTCCTGTCAACACTTTTGCTACATATTGTTTAGACAATCCTTCAAAGGATACTATACTACCTAATGGAACTGGTGGAGAATGGACTACTAAAGAGTTAGAATGTAACACTAATTGTGGTAGCGCAGATGAAACACCGATTGCAGGTTATGTTTATTATGAATATGAGAATTGTAATGCGGCAAGTCAGAAACAAATATTTAGAGCTCCTGCAGGATTTACTGCGTGGCCAGATACCATTGCATATCAATCAATATGCTGGAGTAATGGGATAAGCACAACAAGTGTTTCTTACTTAGATATTCCACAACCAGATTTTAATGATTGCGCAACTTGTTTAGCAGCCTTAGCTCCAACCCCACCACCTCCGACACCTCCAGTTCCCCCTGGAACAGCACAATATTGTTTGAGTTTTACTAATATACTTACGGTTAATGAATTAACTTTTCAAGATGTTACTGCAAATTTCTATGTAATTAATGGTGAGTTTGGAATATATGAAGTTAACACTGGGGTATATCAAATTACAGGCGTTACATCTGAGTGGCCTATAGCTTTTTTAAATAACGGCAAAGAAAGTTTAATTTCATATACAGGAACAAAATTTGAAAGAGATGCGGTTGCTTTAGATGGAAACACGTATTCGTTTTATTCAGGAACAATAACTTTAAATGTCAATAATGATTTTGGAGCTATAAGTTATCAAACACTCTACCCTTTGTCTACCAATGGAGCATATTTTTTAGGACAAAATAATCTAAGATTTAGTACGGATTGTAATCCTTCTTCTCCTCCAACTCCAATACCGCCAAGTCCAAGTCCGACACCACCAAGTGTTGTTCCACCTATACCTTCACCGGTGGATACTGAGTGGACAGTTAGCTATAGTGAAAACTCTAAAGGATGGCCATCGTTTTATTCTTATATACCGGAGTATATGATAGGAATGAATAACTTTTTTTATACGTTTCAAGGAGGTAATTTATTTCAACACAATACAAACCCTTTAAGAAACAATTATTACGGGCAACAATATCATTCACAAATAACAAGTGTGTTTAATCAAAACCCTTTAGAGAATAAAATATTTAAAACTTTAAATTTAGAGTCAAACGATGCATGGCAGTCATACCTTGAAACAGACATACAGATAAACGGGTTTATGCAGGATGGATGGTTTGAGAAAAAAGAAGGAGCATGGTTTGCATATCTTAGACAAAGAGGTGAAGTCCCTGCTTTAAAAGGGCAATACGCTATGAGGTCTGCTAATGGTATAGGTCAGACATCAAGTGTAGCTATAACTCAAGGAACAACTACTCTTAGTTTTTCTACTAACCCATTAGTATCTATAGGAAACTTTATAAGCGTAGGTGATTATGTGTATCACGCAGTTCCTCAATATACTGATGTTGTTTTTGGAGGAATAGTAACTCAAATAAATATAGATTTACAAAATGACATTAATCAATTAATAGTAAGTACAACTTCTGCTGACACTGTTCCTTTTCCACTGGACAATCCTTACATTATGTTTATCAAAAGCTCAGAGGCAGAGTCTCATGGATTACTAGGGCATTATTGTATATTTACCATATCTAACTTTAACACACAAGCCACGGAACTCTTTGCTGTAGAAAGCGAAGTAATGAAAAGCTATCCGTAAAATTAGTATCTTTGTAAATATAAAAAATTATTATGGCAGTACCCTTATTAATACCTCTTGCTGCAGCTGGTGCACAAATAGCCGGTTCAATATTTAGTTTCAGTCAAGCTAAAAAAGCTAGAGATAAAGAAAAAAAAGCACAAGCCGCAGCAGCAAAGGCAATGGCGCAGGCAAAAAAAGAGTTGTCGGTTAACTACATGAAAGGTTTATCTATAGCAAAAGAACCTTATGAATTAGAAAGAGAAGCCTTGGCACAAGCAGGTGCATCAGCATTACAAGCGGGT